GCAGCGGTCGATTTCCTTCCAGAAATCCTCCACTGCGTAGCGCTCGGCATACTGCTGGATTCTAGGCATTGTTTTTCCCCTCGCTCTCTTTATCTGCGGGCTTTACCTTGGGGGCAAGGATATTCGCCATATCCACCAGCCCCTCAACGTAGTCCTGGCCTTTTACAGCCGCGATATTTTCGAGAACGGTTACGATTTTCTCAGGCATTTTCATTTCCTCCTTTACTAAATTTTTCATTCAAGCTGAATGCCAGCTCCCCGATATTTGCTTCACCGTCAAGCCCCGTCGAGCAATTTCCGGGTGGTCGTGCCTTTTACATGGGGATGGATACCCAATACCCAGAGCCATAAAAGCGGGGGCGCTCATATTGTCACGGTGTCCTCTGCATTTACACGGGCTTGGAACCGTCCAAGGCTGCATTACACCGGGCGGGTTGCCCCGCGTGGTCTGGTTTGCTAGGATTGCTTGCTGCTAAAAATTTTTGAAAAATGTTTACCCAAGCCCCTTGAAAACTTTCTTAAACTGAGTTAAAATTGTTCCGTGCCTACTGGCATAGGAAGGAGTGGTCGCCGTGACCAAACTTTTGACTTTGCCTGCTCCCGTCTGCATGGGCTGAGCGGCTGATTCCGGCGGAGGCCTCAGAGAAGAGGGAAACAAACACACGCTGATGTGACAAGCAATCACATCCCACCGGGTTCAGCGCTCCATGTAGTCTGCCAGCAATACGGCATTTGCGGAACCAAAACCGCAAAAGTGGCGGAGTTCCTCAAGAAGTTTGGGGTGCTGTCTCAGGCGGTGAAAGCCTGCAAGGGGCATAGGGTAAACAAATTTGGTAGCAAATCGGTGGGAACAGCACTCCTGCCGATTTGCTGTTTGTTGAAGCATCATTTATGCTGTGCTTAAAGTATACTACAGCTCTGCATAAATGTCAAGCATAAATTTCAATATTTTTTATGCTCAGTTTAAATTTTCCTTTGACATTTCAAATTATGTGTGCTATACTAAGTGCATAGGAGGTGAGAACGTGGAAACCATAAATTCGAGAATTGCGCAAGTTATTGATACCCAGTGTAGAGGGAATAAATCTGCGTTTGCGCGAGAACTTGGAATAACGCCAGCGTATGCTGCGCAGCTCTATTCCGGCCAGCGGGAACCCAGCGACCGCACGATCTCCGATATCTGCCGCATCTTCGCCATCCGGGAGGAATGGCTGAGAACAGGCAGTGGAGAAATGCAGCCGCCGATGACCAAAGAGGAAGAAATAGCCCAGCTTGTGAACGGAGCCATTAACGGTTCCAGCGAGTTCAAGCGGGCAGTTATCAAGATGATTTGCTCCCGGACGGACAGCGAGCTGGAAGCCCTGGAGGCCGCGCTCCGAAGCGTATACGAAAATCTATAAAAAGAGCCGGGGCGCTTACCTGAAACGCCCCGGCTCTATGTACATTCGCTATTTTAAGAATCCACGCACAAACCCCCGCACCTGATAAAGATAGCCCAACGGCAGCGCCCGCAATTGCTCCACAATCCACGCAATAATTTCTTCCCTGGTCTCCATATTTTGTCCCTCCATTGTGTATTTATAAACGTTTGTTTGATTACATAGCGTATAATAGCACGTCATGTGTCCAATAAACCGGACTTATTAGGAAATTGCACAAAAATTTTTCTTTTCGTTGAAATTATTTTCCGAACGTGGTATTATTTTATTGTAGAATTTTATGGAAAGAGGTATCCACTATGAAAAAATCGATTGCTTTTCTGATTTGCATATCCCTGTTTCTAACGGGGTGCGGTGCGCCCACGGCTGAGACGCAGCCAGAGACCACGGAGGCCACGCCTACAACGGTAGCCACGGAAGCACCCACCGAAGCGGAAACGGAAGCGCCCACGGAAGCGGTCGCCGCCGAAGAGGGAACCATTGCGGAAACCGTGGTGTATGACGATGGCACTTTCAAACTCACGGCGAAAGAAATTGACTATTCCGATGACTACAGCATCAAAATAAAAGTCCTTGCGGAAAATAACTCTGATAAAAACGTTTCTTTCACTGGAACTCAATTCTCAGTAAATGGAATCACAATGTATTGTGGATTACATGAAAATGTGGCTCCCGGCAAGAAATCAAACGGTTCCATTGATATTACCCGTGAAAATTTGGAAAAGTACGGAATTAAAAGTATCGCAACTGTAAAGGCGCAAGATGCCTATATATACAACAAAGATGATAAGAAGACAATTACAAGATTCCAGTTTTCCCTTGAAACTTCCATTTCTGACGGATATGTGCAGGAAATTGATAAGTCCGGCCAAACCATATATGATAAAGATGGCATAATTATAAAGTACCGTGGAATTGAAACGGACTGGACGGATAACGAAATTCTTTCATTCTATGTAGAAAATAGAACAGATTCCGATATCAATATTTTTTCCGATGACGTTTCTGTAAACGGATTCATGATTTATGGTAGCATGGTTGCGCACGCATACGCCGGGTGCGTAACGTATGACGGGCTTAGTTTCCTATCATCTGATTTAGAGGAAAACGATATCGATTCTATAGAGGAAGTTTCTTTTTCTTTGCACGCATCCGATAGCGAAACGAAGAAGCGGCTGTGGACTACAGATGAAATTACAGTCGGGCGGGTGCCGCAGCAAGACGCCACTCCCAATACCGAAGCCGCAACGCCGGCCACTGAGGCGCAAAACGAAGATACAATAAAAATCGGTAATTTGGTATTCCCCGTTGATAAAGATAGCACCATCAAAGAAGCGGGCGAAGGGCTTACAGATATAACATTGCCAGATGGAAACACTTATATTGGTATTTACGTGAGGCAATTCTCTGGGGATGAATCCGATATCATGCGGACATTTAAGCCCAAAACCCAGCATTCGGCGTGTGTAGAGGCTTTAGTTGGGAACAACGCCGCAGCAACCGACCATACAACCTGCAAAATCCTCGGCGCCACGATCAATCTTGATCTTGTCGCGTCGTCCGGCGGCCTTACGGGGATAATTGGAACATTTGATGATGGAGAATATATTTACACAATCATATATGCCTTTTCCGGTACGGGTTCTGCATCTTCGCGCGGCGAGCAATTTACAGAGTTTGCCAATGGCATCACCACGGAAAAAGAATCTCTGGAAATTACGTCCGTCAAGTGATGATTGCCCCGCCACCCGTGCCACAAGGTGGCGGGGCTTGCCGCCGGTAATGCCGTGTGTCCCTTGCCGGTTGCACCTTTACCATAGCCCCTACCACTATAAAAGTAAACGCGCAAATCGGACAATCCGTTTACACGGCGTAGATTTTGCGTGCCAAAATGAAAGGAGCGAGTTATTTTGCCCACGGAGGAACGTATTTTGGCGCTGCATGAGCAAAGCCTGACGTTGGTGGAAAAAATCAAGACCGCCAAGCAGCAGCAAGGCAAAACCGTTCAGCAGCTGGCCGACGAGACCGGGATACCGAGAACGACCCTAAACCGTTTCTTTGCCGGGACACTGATGAACCCGGGCTTCATGGATGTGTGCTCCCTATGCGCAAGCCTGGAATTATCCGCAGACGAGCTTATCGGGCTTTCCCCGCAGAAAAGCGACGATTCCGTTACCGTGGATTTTTTGCAGCTTGAACTCGATCACAAAGACGAAATGTTGCAAGAAAAGGACGCCGCAATATCCCGCCTTCTTGATCGGAGCCGGATACAGGAGGCGGGAATATCTGCCCGGGATACCAGAATCCGCAAGCAAAGCGACGCCCTTTCAGAAAAAGACAGTGCGCTTGCATCCGCACAAAGGGAAGATAAGCCCTTGATTTACGGGCAGTGCGCGTTAAACATTCTGCTGGCGGCGGTACTCATAATCTATATGGTGCTGGATGCCCGGAACACGGAAATGGGGCTGATTCGCTCCGAAAAGATTTCTGCGGTGATTTTATTCGGTGCGGCAGGAATCGCCGCTGTTTTTATGCTCACGGCATTTTTGATTTTCCACAAGCTTTTAAGTGGAGGTGAACGGGATGGCAAAAAGAAAAAAGGAGCCGGAAATCAGGCTCCCAAAAATTAAGCAGCTCCCCTCCGGGGCGTGGCACACACGTGTATACTTGGGCGGGCATCGAACATCAATTACACGTGATACTTATGAGGAATGTCTATCAGAATACCTTGCAGTCAAAAACGGCATTCTGGAAGCTCAGGAGCGGCCACAGGGGCAGCTTACGCTAGGCGAAGCAGTAGACGCATACATAGAGAATACCCGTGATTTAGTCCGCCGTGGTCGGCGCTCTCCGTCTACGGTATACGGCTATATCAGATATCGGGATAATACCTTTCAGCGGGCAATGGCATACAATATCTACACCACGCCGGACGCACGATGGCAGGCCGCTATAGACGATGAAAAGAAAATGGGCAGATCCCCGAAGTACATCAAGAATGCGTGGGGGCTAATGTCGGCGGCAATCAAAAAAGAAACCGGGAAGCAGCCGAAAGTCGTCCTTTTCGAGAAAGAGGACAACGAGCGGCCATTCCTAGAGCCTGACCAGATTGATATTTTTGTTGAGGCCGTAAAAGGTGATCCGGTGGAAATCCCGGCACTGCTTTGCTTATCCAGCTTACGCCGCTCTGAAATGTTGGCTCTGACGTGGGAGAATATCGATTTTGCAAACAGGGCAATTTATGTTCGTGGTGCAAAAGTCCGTGGTGAAGACGGGCTGAAGCTCAAGCCGCAGAACAAAACGAAAAAATCCCGTCGCCCCGTGCCTATGATTCCACCGCTTTACGATGCACTTACGGCCGCGCCGAAAGATACGGAATTTGTTGTAAACGCCGCGACATGTACGCTATTCAATCGCATCAACAAAATATGCCGGGAAAACAACTTGCCAGAGGTGGGGATGCACGGATTACGGCATAGCTTCGCCTCGCTGGCCTACCATATGGGAATCCCGGAAATGATGGCGGCGGACATAGGCGGATGGAAAGACTTAGGGACGATGCGCAAAATTTACACGCACTTAGCGGAACGGGATATTGCCAAACGCTCGAAAGAGTTCACGGATTATTTCACGCCAGAGGCAATGAAAAACCGCAAAATTGGCAATGACACGGGAAATGAAAATTAAAAATTGCTAGTGCCGCAACATATTTACAAATTTATCATGTGGGTTCGAATCCCACTCTCTCCGCCACATCAAAAAAGCCCTAGAAACTTATTCTAGGGCTTTTTTATTGCTTTATCAGCTATATTCCCACGTTCTCCGAACTATTCTACTAGAAAATATTACCACAGTTTTTAATATTTTCCCGCGTGCGGTACGTTTTTAGGGCGAAAATTGGCAACGGATTGGCAACGGAATTTTGCCGCTCATTCTTTGAGCCGCCGCATAATCGCCGCGTATTCTTTGGGGTATATCAGCCGAATGCACTCCATGTGTTCGTCCATCACTTCTAACAGCCGTTTCATTCCCGCTGAATTTGCGGCAATTGCAAACTCGCTCCCGGATATTTCATCATTTTGTGGCGCAGGAGCGGAGGAATACAAGCTTGCGGGAGAAACATCAGCAGAGCGGGAATATTCCGGGAACAGGTGATCTAGAATGGTATAGCACGAGGCCATTAACTGGCATGTCGCCGCCGTCGGGCGCTTCACTGCTTTGCATTCTTCGATTGTTTCCAGTAAATCCCGCTCTGCCAACATTTTTTAATCCTCCATACAACGGACGGCCTTTTCCAGAGCCTCTCGCGTCCGGCTGTCCGGCGCTTCATCAATCATGCGCCGCAGCTTATCCACCATATCTTCCTTGGCGTCTGCGCGGCTGTAGCGCCCCATGCTATCGCGTTTACGGCCTCGATAGCTCACGCTGTCCCGGTAATCGGCTCTATAGCCATCCCGTCCATAGTTGCCCATGGCGTACCAGTCCCCGGCACTGCTGTATCCTTCACCCATCATAATCTTGTCCAGATTCTTCATGGTGTGCGTCAGCTTGTCCACGGTTTCCAGATCACCGGCGGACAGTTCGCCTTTTTCGGCGATTTCGTCCAGTTCCCGGCAAAGTGTATCTCTCAGCTGTTCCCAGTGCTTCATAATTTCACCTCCTAGGCCACGCGCTCAATCATCAGATTGGCGTTGGCAACATCAATTGCCTGCGCGGAGACATTGCGCACGGATAACGCTACGCAGCACCCACGGGGAACATCCACAAACGCGGAAGTCGCCACGTTGAATGCATCTCCCACGGCGGCGGGTGTTGCCGTCGCCGTAGTGGTGGGAAGCGCTTCGCCTCCCAGCGCCAGCGCTACGCTGATAGCCCCAGCGGTTCCGCCGGTAGGCACAGAGATGTTTCCCACGAAAAGCACGCGATACCGCGCGATTGGGGAACATCCATTGCAAATGCCCCGAAGTGTCACCAGCCCAGCGCCTTCACGGTGAACAACATACCCTCGCCCGCATTTCACCGGCGTATCGGTAAATAGCACGTTCTGTCCGGCTGGAACCGCCTGGGCAGCGTTCGCAGTAAGTTCAACCGCCATGCTAGTCCCTCCTTACGCTACGCTCCCACAGCCGTAGCCGTTACCGTAGCAGCAGTTGGGATTCTGCACCTGATAAGCGGGAACCGGGCGGGGATTGTAGTACGCGAACTGGTTCTCCACATAGCCCTTGATCGTGAGATTCTGGGCATTCTGGGAAGCGGCCAGCTGCGCCATAAAGAGCTGCTGATTCTGATCGGCGATTTTCTGATCTTTCGCCGCCAGCTCCTGGGCAGTCAAGCGCTGGTCGATGGAGCGGAAACCGCAGTTCATGGCATCGATGATATCACGGGTGGTGTTCTGGATGGTGTTCCGGGTGTCGCAGCTCTGGGTAGCCATGTTGTAATTTACGCCCTGGATAGCGGCGCGATTTTCGCAGCAGCACTCCTGATTTGCCATCTGCATCTGGAAAAGCTGCTGCATCAAGGCAGCCTGCTGATTGCACCGGGAAAGCTCCGCCGCCTGGAAACCGTTGCTGATATTCTGGTTCACGCCTGCAAACCCATTGAGCATACCGGTATTCATGGCGTAGAAGCCGTCGCAGACACCGTTGTTCACGCCGTCAATTTTCCGCTCGATGTTGGAAAAATCGGACGCGAGAACATACCCGTCCACCACGCCAGCGCCGGAACCACGGCCGCCAAAGCCTCCGCCCCAGCCGTTGCCGCCCCAGCCGAAGAAGCCGAAGATCAGGAAAATGATGATCCATGCAGACCAATCACCGCCCCAACCTCCGCCATAGCCGCCGTTGTTGCCATCGGTGACAGCTCTGATATCGGCGGGGGTCATTTCGCTTGCTGTAATACTCATTTTGTTCTCCTTTCAAAAGATGAAAAATATAACAAAATCTGGCCAGATTATTGTTTACCTTCTAGGCACTCCGAAGCCGAACATGCCCCGGAATTGCTCAAACTGCCCCTGCATCTGCTGTGCCATTTGCTGGGCTTGGTTAAGCTGCTGCTGGTTTACACGCCCGCTCTGCACAAGCTGATTAAGCAGTTGCTGCGGGTCTTGCCCCCTCATCTGCTGCATAAATTGGGGAAAATGGGAAATCATCTGCATAGGATTAGGCATCATTGCGTTTTACCTCCGCTTTCTTGGCATCGCGTTTTCCCTCCGTCAGCTGGTTCAGCCGTTCCTCTACAGCGGAAAGCCGCTGCTCAAATCCTGCGCTGACTGCCTCCGGGGTAGCTCCTGCGTCCCGGATTTTGTATTCATACGCTACAATCGGCATTGGTCGCCCTTGCGCGTCCGTCCGCTTTTCGTAGAATACAGGCTTATTGCTGTCCCAGAGCCGCACAAATCCGTTTGCCGTGACGATAAACGCCTCCGCCGCAGATTCCGAAGCTACCCAAATTCGGTCATCAAGGGGCGGCTGTTGGGGTTGTGCGGGCATCTGCGGTTGCCCGATGGGCATTTGCGGCTGGAAATAGTTGGGCTGAAAATAGCCGGATTGGTAGTTGGGCTGCATATAAGGATTTGCCATCATTCACGCCTCCAAAAATAGATAGGATTTTCGTCCATTGAGTTCCAAGTATCGTACAAAACGCCGTTTACCACGGCAACAACGTGGTTTTTCAGCGCGACAACGTAAATCCCGTCAGGGTATTCCCGGATAAAATCGCCTACGGTGTAGCAATCCGGGCATTCCGCCGGGATTGCCGCCCGCCTGAATCCGTGCCGCCGTAACACCGCGCCCCATACGTTATTCGCGCTAGGCATATCGCATTGAGTCAGCCCCTCGCTGGCCAGCTCAACGTATGATTGATACCAGTCAATTCCCAGAGCCTTTGCCACAGCTCTAACTGCGCAATCGCCGACTTTCGTGGCGCGGGGATTTGGATTAAAGCTTTGAAATTCAGCCATAGGCAACGCCCCCTTCATGCCTATAGAATAACAAAAAAATCGGTAGGGAAACTCTCGTTTCCCTACCGACTTACAATCACATATCCTTCAAAAAGCTATCAGAAGTCTATGTTTTTGGGGAGTATGTAGCTATACTCCTGCACACTGCTATAGGAGTTTTTCAACTTCCTAATGTACCTATCTAATGTGGCAAGGGACATGCCGTAAGCGTGGCACTGCTGTACACGGCTCCATCCGGCGGCTCGGGTGCGGATGATCTTTTCCTCCAGCGGCGTAAGAATCGCCAGAGAACAGAACTCATCCAGAATCACCCGATTCCATCGGACTTTATCCACTTATCACATCAGTCCTCCTTGGGGGAACTGTAGGTTCTTGCCAGTTTGCTGTCAGCGATACCGGCGGTGGTGGGATCATTGACCACGCCCAGAATCACCAGCAGGGCAAACACGGCGTTCACCACGGCCAGCAGCTTATCGCCGATTTCGCCCAAGTCCAGCGTAAGGCCGAATAGGGCGGCCACCGTCTGCACCAGCAGAAGCAGCGCGGGAATCGCAGCCAGCCAGAAGTTCTTGTTTTTGACACGTACAATCCAGTTAATCATTTTGTTTTCCTCCTTAAAAATCAGCCCAGCCCAAGCCGGGCAAGAATAAACCCTACGACAGCGGCCACGACGATGTAGATGACTCTTTCCACAACCGACTTCCACCGCTTGCCGGGTTCGGATTTCAGCTCCTGCACGTCCGTGCAGAGGCCGTCAACCTTCTCCCCGGTAACTTCCACCTTCTCCGCCATGACCGCAACAGACGTTGCCAGCGTGTTCACCGCTTCCGTGTGCCGTTCCAGCGCGTCCAGACGGTGGGAGTTGGATTTGCTCCGCTGTTCTACCGCAGAAAGCCGCCCGGCGATTTCCGTTTCTTCCATTGGCATACTCCCTTCTCAGCCGCTCCAACGGCTGTACTTCCCGTTGTCCTCGTGGATACCCCATCCGTACAGCCCCAGACCGCCCCGCCCGGGGATTTTCTCGGCCTGTACCTCCTGCGCTATGGCATACAGCTTCTCCGGGGGGATCGCCCCTGAGAGGTCCACAGCCTGCCCCGTGGTGTGCAGGGAGTTGGATACTCCGCCCACCTCGGCATTGTGCCGCTTGCACCGAACACCGGAATTCACATTCAGGGGAACCCCTGCCCGACGGCGTATCTCATCCGCCATGCGGACGGTTTCCTCTGCGGGTTCTGCTGGGAAGCCGTTGCAGTATTTCCCGCCGCACTGGCACCGGAATTCCTCACGGGTAAAATACCGGATATCGTCCCAGAACGTCCCGGTCTTTGGCGCGGTGCTGTCCTCCGGCTTTTCCACCTTCACCGCCGTCCCGGCGATAGCACCAATCAGCATTTTCTGGGTAGCCGCACCCGGTATCCCGTCCACGGTAAGCTCGTAGTCGGCCTGAAACGCCTGAATCGCCACTTGGGTATTCCTGCCCTCGATGCCGTCAATTGCGCCTGTAGAATAGCCCAGATAGGTCAGAAGGCACTGAATTTGCTTTACCGTCATACGTTCACCTCTTCCCAGCCCTTGGGGTATGCGGACGGCGACCATACATTATTGCCCATCGTTGAACGGTATACTTTACCGCCTTCCGTGCAGCAGTCACCCTTATTATAGGGGCTAGTAGACATAGCGACGAACGGCAACGCTTTCGCTGGGTCTGTGCTCCAAGCAAAACCCCACTGTGCGGGAAGTTCCTCTGGCTCCTTAGTGTAGATAGTGCTGTCATAGGGCTGCACCAGCCGCACCACACGGCCAGCAGATGATTGGCACACAAACCCGGCCTTGCGCTCCAGCATGTTTTTGTTTGCGACAGCGGCCTTAAAACTGGGAATGTCGCTATCCGCCGCGTTCAGTTCTGTGCCTGTCATGTCCGGGGCTTTCTCCTGCAAGGCAAGCGCGTTCGCCCGCCCCTGGGCATACATGACGCTTTTTCTTTCCTCTTGTGTCACAGACTGTCAACCCCTTTCTTGTAGGCTTCATCCAGCTCTTTCAGCTGTTCCTCACCGCCGCTGGCTTTCATTTCCGCGATTTTAGCAAGGATGGCGTTTTTGCGTTCTTCGATGGTCATGCGTTCACCCCCAGAGCAGTTTCGATCTCGGATAATGCGGCTTCGTATTCGGTATTCTGAGCAGCAACTGTTTGGTATTGCTCCCGCTCATACTCCCGTTGAGCGGCGTCCAACTCTGCCCACGGCTTCCACGGGGCGATCATCTCACCGGTGAACACCACGCCATCAGCACGTGTCCACGTCTGCCCCGCCGGGATGAAGCGGTAGCCCTCAATGTAAGCGTCGCACTTACCGTCGAAGGCATCCGTTTCAACTTCTATCAAGCCCTCGCTAGGGGAAACGTAACACTTAAAATTAGAGTCTAGATAAATTTTTTGCATTCACAGCACCTCACTCTATCAAAAGGCTATTGACCTTGGCATATGTGCCATTTGAAAACAGGAAAAATCCAACTCTATGCATTCCGGTCAAAGCTGATACATCAATCTGCTTAGGGGATGCAGTCTTGAAATTGATATATGCGACCCGGTTATCGGTTACATACGTGCCCAGACTTGTCCATATACACAGACATGCGGCATCAGTAAAATTAGTCATTGCTGTTGACAGCTCCCCATCAAACCTGAGCGTATTTAACGTTGTCATGTCTATTTCACGGTTGTACACATAAGCACAACAGTTTACGTATGTGGGCTGGGTTATCATCATACTGTCCGACTCTACGTTAACAGTCGGTGCTGTAGCTTTTTTATAGCTTGTATTTATGTACATAGACTCGTACTGCCATTTATCGGATGTATCACCAGCTTGATAAAGCAATGCCCGATAGCTCAACTCGATGGACGCGATTTGACCATCTGTGTTTATAGAAACAGTTTCACTAGCATTTTTTTCCCCATCTGTAGCAGCCGCAGTCCACGTCCCGGCGTTCGGCACAATGCAAGCCCATGTACCACTGGTGTCAGGGGCGGATAGAGTCGTTGTGCCGTCAGAGCAAGTGCATGTCGAACCGGAAGGATAGGTGATGTTGATGGTGGCTGCAAACAGCGGAATTGCAACGCTGTAATCTGCAGTAACAGCCACAACTCTTGTAATCGGAACACCACCTCTGACAATGGTGATTGTCCACTTACCAGTATCAAGCCCCCTGAATACCGCAACGCCCTTGGAGTCCGCGGTTTTGCTCTTAGACTTACCATTTTTGGAGATTGTTACGGTCTCACTGGCAACGGCGGTTATAGTCAATATGCAGCCAGAGCCGCCCCCGGTATTAACTCTGCCAATCATGCGCTTACACCGCCTTTCCAGCAAATAATGGTGGGAATTGTAATTGCCGATTCCGGGGCGCTTGCGGCATACAGATACACACCGCCGTTGTAGGTAGCCGCAACAGGGGCAAAATTGCCGTCAATTGCGTCTGCAACGCCGAGAACTACCTCCGGAATCATGGTGTCCAGCACCCCCGTCAGCGCGATCGCCGCGCGGAATGGATAATCCTGATATGTAGAATCAGCCACAAACGCGGATACCGGCACGCTGATGTTCGTGAACAGGAGCTTTTTCAGCTCCACCGCCGTACCGGCTTCCAGGTCTGCCAGCTCCCGGTTGATGGAATCCAGAACCGATGTGGCTTGTGCCGTGGTATCATCAAGCACATCTTTTACTTGTGCCTGCGTTTCCTGCAGGAGCGTGGAAAACTGACTTTGCATCGTGCTGGTGTCAATGCCCACCTTTTCCGTCACCAGCCCGCACACCGAAGCGTCAAGCCGCTCATCCGTAATCATGGAAGCGGTGATAGCGGTTGTACCGGCTGCAACGGAAATCCGCGCAAGGCTGATCTGCCGGATTGTACTGTTGTTGGTCAGCGCGGGGGCGGATGCCGTACCGGCTTTTGCGCCTTTCAGGATTTTCACTTCCGGATAGTCCACGTAGTTTGTGGTTTTCCACTCCACAATTACGCGGTCGATACGATTCAAAACGCCGTCTGCCGCATCAACTGCCAACTGCAATTTGGTGCCGTCAACGGATTCATTATCAATCCACCACACGACACCGTTACTGCCGGAATTTGCCATCCAGCCAGTGCCGTCTGAGACTTCCACCGCCATTCCGGGTGTGGAAAGTGCCTGTACAGATGCATTGTTGCCAGCGCCAAATACGCCGGACGTGCGCCCGTGGTGCCAGCGCATAACGTCTTCTGCGCCTTGAGCTTCATCTTGGTTGTTCGGGAAACTTTTGATATTAGCCATTTAATTTCATTGCCCCCAATGCTGTAAGAATAGGGTCGCCCAAGAGGATTTCCGTCCGGGCTTTGTTGCTGTCCAGTGTGTACTTGATGCCCGTGATCCGGGCGCTGAACGATACCCCGAATCGGGCGGATACGCACGATACAATATCCCCCAGAGCGTAATACTTGCCAAGGTCTTCGGGGTCGATGGAGACAGAAAAGGATTTGCGCCGGATTCGCTTGCCCAGCTCCATCTGGCCGTAGGCACGCGCACGAGCCTTGCACTCTGCCGCCGTTTCCCCGTTTTCCTGCCGGACAGCTGTATCGAACCACACCTCCCGGCGATTGTCCCCGGCGACGTCGCCGACGATCTCAACAAACGTATTATCTGTACCGCTCAGGCTTCCTTGCACATAGGCCACATTGCAGAGGGTGGAATCGTCGTCATTGATTACAAGATCTTTCGCGCTCCCCTGTTCCTCCGAAAATACAATGGCGTGAATGCCGTCCGTCAGGTCACGCCCCTTGTAAAGGCGGAACGTATGCACCATATCGTCGGGGTTCCACTCCATCGCGTGGCCTATGCCCTTTTCTTCCAAAAATGGGATGATCTCGTCCAGCAGATACCCGCCCTTGAAGATATTGTCCGTGGTATCCTCCATCCCGGATGCTTCCGCAACCTGAATCCTTGTAAGCCCACGGAGATTATCACTTATCAGCTTATACACGCCGGTTTCGATATTCTCCATGTGGTACTCCGATGCAATAATGCGCTTATTCAAAAGCCAGTTCGCGGTGTAGCCGTTCGCTGTTATGCGGTTTGTGGTAGTATCGATTTTCGTATTTTCTATTACAAATGTTGCGTCTCTGTCCGTGTCATACAGCAGATTTCCGACTTTCAGCACGTTAATGTTGTAGTCGCTCACCGGCGCAACCAATATCAGTTTCCCGATATCGTTGTAGTAGATACTCATGATTACGCTGATCGCGTGCCGGATTTCGTACCGGGTGGAAAAATCCTCTTTGTAGATTTCAAAGCTCATAGCGCAATCCCCACAATTTCCGTCGCGAAATCGATATTTACCTGCAAATTCTCAAGTCCACTTTTGGCTTCAGGCTTCAATACGTTATCCCCCACTTCCAGCTGGTACAAGGTACTTTTCAGGCTCAGAGTGCCCCGGCAATCCCCATCGATGGAGGACATTACATTCGTCCTATCGTGGGTGATCTCCACCACAAGGCGCTCTCCGCTGACAAGGGACTTGTTTATCAGCAGGAACTTCCCAGTTTTGGCGTTGGTGATTTTTGGGTTTTCCACATCACCGCTCGCCGCGAAAGTAGCCGTAAATGGAACGGGAACTTGTCCGCGATTCGGCACGTTCATGAACTGGGTTTCCATCAGCCGCCCGAAGCGATACGGCCTTGAAATGTTCCACGGGAACTTGAACAGCTTCTGAATACCGGATAGCGTGGCCGATACGGAATCATCCTTGCACCAGTACGGATATGCCGCCAGAAGGGAAAACTGGAACTGTGCACCCCAGTCTTTCGGCTCAATGCTGGGTGTCGCCGTAGGCCAAACATTCAGATAATAGTCATCCGCGTACAGCTTTCCGGCAAGATCGGGGCGGATGACGGATATCAGCTTCTCTTTACTTGCCGCCTGACCGTCTCCCACCAGATACCCGTTGATATTCACGGGCCGGGGCTGAACGTTTTTGCTCTGAATTGTCGCGCCCGTCTGGTTGATGCCCTTCGCCTGGGACAGGGATACCGTTACCGTATCAATGCCCGTGGGCTTGTTGATAAGATATCCACCGGCATAATCAAAGGTAACGCTATCCCCGTTTTCGTTCACGTAGCGGAACAATTTGCTTAAATTGTTGAAGTTCTTCAAATCGTCCACCTCGCTTGTGTGAAATAAGCCTCTGTGGCTGCTGCCAGCTCCACTTCGGATTGCACAGGAGAATTAATATTCTGGATAATTGTCACGCCGCGTCCACCGCCTCCGGCTTTAATCCCCTCTGAATCCGCGCCGCCAGATGCACCAGCGGCCTTTCCGGCCCTATACGCTCGCGCTTCCTCGGCGGTGAGAACTTTTTCTCCCTTATGGAGGCGCACTAGGTAATCATCGTATGGTACATAATCAAGGCCGCTCTTCGCTCCGGGAACGTTGCTTCCTTTGATATTGGCCTTTATCGTGAGCGTGTAGTTGGCAAAGCTATTTGTCAGCCGCGATTTCATTTGTGATGCAAGGGAATCCAGCTTGGCCAGAACTCCCGGCGTGCTACTATCGATACCGGCAACCAGGCCACTCATGGTGTTGGTTGCCGCCTCTGTAGCTTTCGCCTCCATGTCGAGGTCGCCCACCTTTTCCACGTAGCTGTCTGCGGCTTCCTGCATACGAGCGTTCACATTCTCCACCGCCAACGCCAATCCATCAGAAGTTTCGGTTCCTGCGGCCTCATATGCAGAAACATTGTCCATAAGCTCCGCAAGCTTTTTGCTTAGCCCCTCGGTGCCGCCGGACATATCTTCTAGTTCATCACGTAGCCCTGCGAGGAATCCGGCCTGTTCCCCCGTACTCATGGACGCGAGATATTGAGAAAGTCCGTCAACACTAATGCCTGCAAGGTCTGCTTTTTCGGAAACAAATGCAAAATCTTCATCGATCTGCTGAAGGACTTCGGTATTTCCTTTAAGATTACCCATGAAATCATCCCACGACATTTTTGCAACTTCTATTTGGGAAGTAAATGCGGACCCCACATCATGCAGCCCGTTATAGATGGTGGTATAGGTATTCTGGTAATCCTCCAAAATGGACTGTGCGGCGGCCGCATATTCCTCAGAAGCAGCCTTTATCACATTTGCGGGCTTTGCCGCTTCCTCGGCGGCGGCCTGCTCCTGCGCTTCCAAATCGGCAAGATTCTGCTTCGCCTGCTTTATGGCTTCGGCTAATCTCTCCATCTCGACGGTGTCACCGCTGAAACCAGCATCCGACGAGAACGCTTCCAGTCTGGCTTTTGAAGCTTCCTCGTACTGCTGCTCAAGCTCTTCTACCTTTGCGCGTGCTTCTTCTACCGTCTGCGGCTCTCCGGCTAACTCTTTGACGAAATCCTTGTGCGCCTTGGTTGCCTTGCCAATGCCAATCGCCAGAGCAGCTACAGCCGCGGCAATCAAGCCAATGGGGTTCGCGTTTATAGCCGTATTCCATGCATACTGCGCCGCAGTTGCAAGGGAAATCTGGCCGGTGAGTACGCCAACGGCTATTTCACTGACGGAAAATACGCCATTCAGTGTGGCTTCTGCAACGGCCGCTTTTCCGCTTTCCGCTGTGAAGAATGCAAGCGCCGACGCATTTGCCGTGAATATCGTGGCGATATTTGCAATGGCCTTTCCCGCCATACTCGCCCCGATTGCAGTACCGGCAACGGTTGCCGCTGTGGCCGCGAACTCAAACGCCGTGACGAGAAGATCAATAGCGCTATTCGTTTCCCGAAGGTACGAAATAGCTTCTACCGTAGCAGTTCCAACGCCGGTAACGATTTGCTGTACACGGGGTATAATGTTCTTTCCGGCTGTAAATACGCTGTCTACAAAGTCCTTGGTAAGTCCTTCCATGTCGGCGTTGCTGTCAGCCATGCCGGTAGCCAGATTTTGCCATGCTGCTTTCATGGACGCTGTGGAACCCTCGATGGTGCCCGCCGCTTCATTTGCCGCATACCCCGCAAGCCCCTGCATTTCGATATAATCCACAAGCGCGGCCTGACAGTCAGCTAGATTGTCAATGGTGTAGGAAGTAGCCTCGCCGTTCTCTGCGTTCCACTCGTTTACCTTGTCAATCAGCTGCTGGAACCCCTCCTTTGTGGGGGCAATACCCAGCTGCAAATTGTCCAGCATCGTGTAGTTGGATTTCATAATGCCGTTAAAGGCATTTTGTACAGCTTCCTGAGAATTGCCGGTCGCCGCCACAACGTCAGCTTCGGCGGTAATAACTTTGTCGGCAAGTTCGGCGGCGGCCTGCACATTGCCGCCGAGGGCGGTTTTCAGGCCGGTAGCAAATCCATTCACCTGCTGCAAATAGTCGTTCTGGCTCATTTGCACGGTCTTGTAGGCGTTTCTCGCTTTCTCCGCCACGAAATCGTAAGCGTCGCCGAACATCAGCTGTGCGCCACCGGCTAACTGCTCATACCGCGCATAACTGGTGTAGGCCGCTTTGCCAACGTCTGCAACTACCCCGGCGAGCTTCTTTACTCCGGCGATAATCGCGCCACTGGCAAGGTTGGCTTTCAGAACGTCGGCGAATGTGCTTGTTTTGTTTTCAGAATCCTTTAGTTTACGCTCATATTCATCTGTATCCAGAGAGATCGTCGCAAACAGCTCAAATACATTAGCCGCCATCCTGCCCACCGCCTTTCGTCACCAGTTTCAACCCGGCATTTTTCATCACATCCGCCACGATATCCTCCGCAGACCGGTTTTCCACCGGCTTCGGGCTGATGATATCCTCGTATCCGATAGATAGATACAATCGCTCATCACGCCCCGCCGTGTTTTGCGTTATCATCTGGATACCGTCGGTAATGTAGCGCCGAAGGATTTCACGTTCGCATTGCTTTTTCAACTCCATGGGAAGAATGGAGAGGTACGCCCTCGCCCGTACTCTGGGGAGGGCGCACAGTGCGCTGATTATTCGCTCTGCTCCCCACGCCCCCACGATTTGAAAAAACTCAGCAGTTCCTTATCGTTGGAAAGCTCCTTAATCTGCCAAAGCGTCGCCATGGTACTCTGCGCGGCCACTTCCTCAATGCTCTTTTCGCCCATGATGGACAAAATAGCATAAATGTCGGCGCGGTGCGTTTTCAGCAGCAGCGGAACAACGGTGGTAATCCTCTGCGCACCAATCAGCATAACGCCGACTTTTGTGGAGTTTTTCTTGTCCACCGGCTTGCCGATGGCGTTCATGATTTCCTCATCAGAAACGAGATTCACAATGTGCGGGGTGATCTCGCACAACACGTCCAGGCACTCGTCCGTGCCAAGTTGAGATAATTTTCTCATGCTTAGCCTCCTACATCGTAGCGGATTCGGCCTCTCCGGCCTTTACGTAAATCTCAAAAGGCGGCGTATCCTGCGCCGTGATGGAATAATGGCCGGTGAACTCGAACGCGAACTGGCCTTTGCTCTTGTCACCGGTTTTCAGCTGGAAACCGCCAGTAGAAAGGCCGTTCAGCATATGGATGGCCAGATAGCCGCCCTTTTTCGCGCCGTTTTTATCGGAGTAGTCGGCCACAAGCCAGATGTCCTTGAAATCCTCGGCGGCAATATCGTTTCTGGGCGTGATTTTCCCGACGGCTTCATCAGCGGCGGCTACCATCGTTTTTGCGTTAGTGGCATTCATGGATGCAAAAGTGCCGCTAAGCTTCACCTCCCAGCCTTCCAGCCGTTTCAACTCCTTTGTGTTCTTCGGACAGTTATCAATATCCTCGCCGAAATCAGAGAAGCTGGGCGTTGCCGCGAAGGTCAAGCCGCCGCTGGTAGCGCCTATGATATCGGCATTGTCATACTCCGCCGTATCGGGCGAAAAGGCTGAAAGCAGAACACCGGCATTCAGCACAAGCTCCTTAAAGGTATCCTGCGGAATCTGTGTAAATTTCATTGATTTCCTCCTATATGGTATTGAAAATTGCGGCAACGTTCAGTTGCCGCAATTTGATGGATTGATCTGATTCAAATGTGGAATTGATGCACCACGGCTCACCGCGCATAAGCCAAACTGTGCCGGTATCACAAGGCAGCTGAATGCCTCCACGCCCTATCGTGCGGGAAATTTCCTCTGCCTTGGCGTTCGGCTCTGCCTCCTTCTCCGTGTGATACCACAGTTTTACCGTCAGCGAGTTCGCCATATCGCCCCACCCGCCGACGGAGACGGAATAGGTAAGGTAGGGCATTACGGTGTCGCTCGGTACCGCTGTATCTGGATACGCGGGGAGATTAAAGCCGGAAAAAAACTTGTAGAGCGCTTCTGTTGCCGTCATTTTGTCAGCTCCCATTTCTCGGCGGTGACTTGGCACATATCCAAAGTGCCAACGGTTGGCGCTTCCTTATCGCTCCCGTTGCTCGTCACCCGGAAAATTGCACCATCGGAAAGCCGCTTGAATACATCATGGAAAGAAAGAGGATTCGCGCGGCGGGTGGTAATGGTGTACACGCTGGTAACGCCATCCTTCTCCGCGATTCTGGATTGCATGGAGGTATCCAGAATAATAGCCGCGTCGAACTCCGCGCCCTGTGCCCATTCCGTTGCCCAGCCGCCCTCACCATCCGGGGTGCGCTTCTTTTCCATCAGTGCGCACGTGTTATTCAGGTAGTAGTCAAGCAAGCTCATATCTTCCTCCATATCCGCAAGCGCGGCGCAAACACCGTTTTCCAGCTCGTGCTTTCTCCGGAGCCGGACGAACCGCTTGCCTTTGTGTATGAGTAGCCGCCGAAAGATTCGCTTTGATACGGGCTTTGTACGGCCTCAGCGTTCTTCTCCTGCCATGTGTTGATTTCTTCCAGAATCGCCAGCACCTCCGGAGGTACGCAGATTTCCGTAACGATTCCGGTATAAGTTTCGTTCCGCAAATCAGCATCACCGTACACGTGAATCCCGTTATTCCTCCGGCTTCCTTCGATCAGGTAGTAATCGCCTGTTTCAAGGCCGGGAATAACGATCCGGTTCCCGGTGATTTCCTCCCCGGTAAACTGCCAGTGCAAGCCGGGGAAGAAATTACGCAGGTACACAAGCAGCTCATACAGGCTTACCGCATGCCCCATGTGATTCCCTCCTTTACCGGCTCTTTACAACGGCCAGAATGTCCGCTTTGTTCATTGCGGCGCTGACCCCGGAAATACCGTTTTCTTTGGCGTACTCCAAAAGCTGCGCTTTCGTCATTCCGTCAAAGTCCACGGTTTCCGGTGCGGGTTTGTCAACCGTCAGAGCCGCCCTTAACCCCCCGCCGGGGTAACAGTGGCAACGGCGATGCCGTCCAGGTACTCCGCCCACAGTTTCATGCCCATGATGGCGTACATATCGCCGGTAGCCCGGGAATAGTCGCCCTCGACATGTACGCCGATCAGGTTCGTTTCGCCCTTCACGGTGTAATTCAGCCCCAGCTTGGCAAAGTCGCTGTCGCTCGGGTCAACGTAGTACAGGTCGATGTTCTCAACCGGGGTTGCAATCACCTTACCAGCGGCGACGTACTTGTCAGGCAGGAGGAAAAGGGTGTTGTAGCCCAGGAAGTTCTGGACATAGGTAAGGCCGAACATGGTCTGGGTGGTAATCTCCTTGTCGCCCAGGTAGTCGTAGAAATCCATGATGTTGGCAAAACCAACAACCTCGGTCACGTCCTTGTCCATGCCCATGAACTTCGCAAGCACCTTGCCCTTGGCCTGTGCGAGCGCCAGCTGCCAGGTCTTGGGGGTCAGCGCCAGAGAGCCGGTAGCCAGGAAAGTGTAGAAGTCACCCAAAACCTTGTTTTGCAGGGCAACCAGGAAAGCGTCGTCCGTCTTTTCTACGGCGACCTCTGCGCCGTATTTGGCCACGCTCTCGATGGTAACGCTCTTTGCATACTTGGCCACCTCGATATCGCCATAGGTGACGGGGGAAACCTTCATCTTAGTGAAGGGGATCTCGTCGCCTTCCGCTACGGTGGCACCGCCCTGCAAAGCGCCGTCTACCTCTGCCTTGTAGGATACCAGTTTCGTTCCAGGCGCCTTGCGGATAGGCCGCATAATGCCCAGAATGGTGCGCAGTGCGTCCCAGTTATCGTTGAACCGGGTTACAAAGTCCACCTCTCGCGCGGACGTGGCGAACTGTGTGGAAATCGTTACGTTTTCTTTTGCTGCCATTTGTACAGCTCCTTTCAAAAAAGTTATTTGTTTTCGCTTGCCATGCTTTCAGCAAGCGCGGCCTGCCTCTCAGCGGTGGACAAAAGATACCGGCCTTTATCGTCCTTTTTGTAGATTTCAGCGCGGCTCTTTGCGCCACCAGAGGTGTCAGGCGGGGTCTGCGTTTGGGTGCCGGTGGCGGTAGTCTTGCCGATCAAGCCCTTGTAATCGCCGGAAAGCAGCCCATCCAGTGCGGCGGTATCTTTGATACTTTCGCCGTCCAGTTTCAGGCCGTCGATTTCAGCTTTCGCTCCACGGATTACCAGCCCCATGCTCTCGGCGGGAATGCCCTTGCTCTGGAAGTACGCCCGCGCGGCCTTTTCCTTGGCGGCGGCGCTCTCCTTGGCGGCAACCCCGTCTTTGAAATCCTGAAAGTCTTTCTTTTCCTTCTCGTACTTGGCCTTGTATCCGCCGTCAGCGTCTTCCTTTTTCAGATCATCCAATTCCTTTTGAATGCCAGGAAGTTTCTCAGCGTCGGCCTTGTACCTCCCGATATCGGCTTTCAGGCCGTCCACGGTATCGGTGTGCGCTTCAATAATGGTGTCTACCTGTTCGTCGGTAAGCCCCATTCCCTTCAAAAGTTTGCGAGTTAATGCCATTGTTTCAGTCTTCCTTTCTTCGCCCCTATTCTTCGGGGACGACTGTGATATAAAAGCCGCTATACTTCGCGGGTTTTACCGAAATAAACAAAAAAGGAGCCGAACAGCACGCAAAATATACGTACTGTTCGGCTCCGATTGCCCATTCCTGCGCCCAATTACGCAGGAGAAGAATATTTGATTGTTTTCTTTACTTCGAGGACTATGTAGCCGTCGCCCTTGCGCCGTATCTCCACATCGTTCCCACGCTTTATGATAGCCTCTATGGCCTTTATGATTTCGTCATTATTCATTTATTGCCCCTCAAATCGCGTCAGCGTTTTTGAATACTTCCATAAGTTTGGGAAACTGGATAGCAAAAAAATCTACCATTTCCTCGTTCTGTGCCCATTCGGAGTTTTCCGCAAGGCCACTTTCAAATAGAAATGCGTGAATGATCTCATGCCGCTTGTTTTTCATGATTTGAACTTGTAAGTTTTTCTTACAGGTTGGGTCGCCGACTTGCTTACTGTAGCTATCCACAACCAGTTCTTTGCTGGTTTCGTCGCAAAATCCATCGCATCCCGCCAGCCGCGAATCTTCGTCTTCGCAGCAGACGGAAAGTGTGTATTCAGCTCCAAGAACGTTGATTTTTCTGGTATCCACGCTACGTCAATCTCCTTTGCTAAGTTCGTCTTTCAGAATATTCTTGTATGTTCCCTGATGATCGGCGATTGACGGCTTAATAAACGGGTGCGCCCGATTGCCAGCTGTCCAATGCCAGATCCCCTGCGCGTCCTGGTATTTCCACGGAGTGGGACGGCCTCCGCCTCCCTCGGCGTATTTGCCCGTTCCCATTTCCTGATAAATGGCGTATTCGGTAGGCGTTCCAACAATGGCTTTTTTCCCATCCTCCACGGTATGTGTAATGCTGTTGCGCAAATTCCCAGTATCAACGGGGCATAAATCCTTGGCATATTCTACAGCTTTTTCGCCACACCGAAATAAGCCGCGCTCACACGCTTCACCAAGTGCGCGGAGGATTTCGTCAGAGTTATCCACAAATGTAATGCTCATTTCCCCCTCCTTTTCTGCTTCTTCCAGAGCCGGTCTTGTGCGGTTCGTGGCGGCGCATACGCATAATCCGCCACAAGCGGGGATTCCAGCCCGCTTCTTTTTTATCTGGTTGGAAGATTTGGGCATAGAAAAAGCACCATGCAATTTGCACAGTGCTTTCAGCTGATCTAAATCTAGTTACTTCCATTTGTCAATTTTTCGCTTTGATGTTGCCTTGGATTTTAACGCTCATTACTGAGTACCTTCAAGCATCGTTTCCATTCACTTTTCTTTTCGGATTCTGGTTTCTGTTCAACGAGTGCGGAAATAAGCGCGCTCCACCGTTTTAAGTTCTCTCCATTCGCGCCCTTATTTTCCAAAAACGCCAAAGTCTGCTTCATGGGGAACAATTCTGCCCGTGTAATAAAAGATTTTGCAAAATGCCGAGAACAGCCAAGCTTTTCGCATTGCGCGTATACGGCTCCCATTTCTTTCTGTTCTTGCGCTGCGTGTTTTTCATGCAGCTTTTTTACATACTCAGTCATCGTCCATCACCATCTTTATGTAATAACGGTATTCTCCCATGATTTCTTCCTCGCGGACTTCCTTAATCGTAAATGTTGAGCCGCGCTTTAGTAGAAATTCGTACTCAGCATCTTGAAATTGCCCCGCAAGCTGATTGATGTAAGCTCCGCGCCCCGTTCCGGCAGGAATTTCAATATCAAGGACTGTCGGTTTTGCTGTTGCAACGCCATTGTTTCGAACAACCGTTGTGCTGGAATACGCCGATTCGCGGAATTTTTTTCCTATGAGTTCACTCAAACTATCCTGAATGTCGTTATCTTCCACAAGTTTATCAATAACGTCATTCATCACACCGCGCTGGACGCGAATATTGTCTTTTAACTCATATCGGCTTATTGCGCTATCAAGCCCTTTAATTTGCTGTTCAACAAATTCGGCATTGATATTTTCCCAATCGCCAGTTTTACGCAAATATGTGTTTATATCCCAATATCCGCCACCGGTGTAATCGCCAATAGCATAATTTTCGTCTTTTGTCAAAGACTTCTGCCATTGCGCATGTTTGCTGCGTTTCTTCGCAAGCAGCCCGCGTTCATCTCCATCGTAATAGAAGAAATCATTTGCCTCATCACCTGTATCAAACTGTTTATACGATATCGGCTTGCTGGTTTCTTTTATTATATCAGATTTTGCCGCGCTTGCAACTTGCTTCGCAGTTTTGAGCGCCTCCCACCCATCAGCATTATTATACTTTAAGTCTTGGAATTTTGCAAATGTTTTCGGTGCTTTTTTACCCAGAATTTCACGGTATTCTGCATATTCCCGTTGGTCTGCCTGATAGTTCTTGCCAGCTTTTACCATGCCAGCCCATTTTTCCGGAGGATACTGCGCTTTCTTTTCGTCATACCATTCTTTGTACGATTTTTTCTTTACAAGCTCATATTCTCCGGTTTCGGGATTCTTCACGCGCATCATGTGGCGTTCCGCTTCCAGGTCATCATCCGTGGCATTCACCACCGTGCAGCGGCAATTATACAGCTCATGCCCCGGCGCTCCCAACGAGCCATCACCGGGGAACATCATCTTATAGCCACCGACATCGAACGGCTGGTCGTAGTCCACAATCTGATTGTCTGCCATACCGTGATCGTGGCGGGTGCGCAAATCCTTTGTGGCTACCCACTTTTTCTTGGATTTAATGCCCCACATTTCGTCAGCGGCGGCGTAGCTGTCCATTCTACCGGCATTCTGCGCGGCGGTAACTGCCGTTCTTGCCGCTCGAATAGCGCTTACACGGCTCATTGTGACGATTCTGGACTGCAAATCATCGGATATCTGCTTGATGCTTCTGCCTTGCAAAATGGAGCCTGTAACGCTTGCTGTAATCTGCTGCTTGCCAAAAGCCAGATCAATGCCCCGCTTTAGCGCAAGCCTTTCGGGGTAGTATGGCATTACGTCCGGCTGCTCCACAATTAAGCGCTTTACGGTCTGCTCGTCAAAAAGCGTAAAATCTGCACCCGGGTGAACGCTCTCAATGGTATATGCGGTGTAATTCCGATTCAGGGAGTAAATTCCCGGCGTAGCGTCGTTCACATAGGCAAGCGCCACCTCTTTTGCTTCCGTCGCACGCTCGGCCAGCTTGTCCCGAAGCGTTTCCAGCCGCTTCCCGCGTCCCATCTGGTTCAGCCGCCATTGCTGGTAGTCCTTTTCAGTCCACTCCTTACCGTTGCGCTTCTGGCCTATCAAGTCCTGCATCTTCTTATCCTGATCGGCGAAATGTTTGAAAAAAGCATCTATTTCCTCTTGCAGATCTTTAGCCGCTTTAGAATATACGGAGTTAATGCGGCGCTCCAAGTCGGCAAGCGCCCTATCGGTTCCTCTATCGGCTTCATTCGGTCTGGCCATCCTCATCACCGCCGTAAACCGTATTTATGTCAGCGTCCGCTTTCCTTTTCAGGATTTCCGGCACTTCCTCCGGCAAAAGAAACGGGAGGTGTTTCAGAACCGTTTCGTCGTCAAGGAACGCAGCCGCCGAAAGCACCATATTTGTTTCCTCGGTGCGATTTATTACCTTGTTCCATGTAAATTCCGGCTGTGGATTACTGATACCAGCAACAGCGCAAATCTGCCGAATGAAATCTATCAGAAAATACTCAAAATCGGCGCATTTGTTGTCCTGTGGCTGATACGCCGCCGAAATCTCTGTAGCCGTCTTCTCAGCGCCCGCCAGAGCCGTCACATCAAGCATCTGGGCATCTTCGTACAGGTCGCGCCGCAAGATATCAAGCATGGTTTTCCGGGCTTCTACGGGAACGTCAAGGGTGTGGGCTTCTGCTGCCGTTCCATCGGAACTATCTACCACATTCGCCTTTACGCTCTTCATTCTCTGGATGAACTGCGCCAAATCCTTATCGTCCATAGCGCCGGTATTATGCAGAATCCAGTAAATTCCGCTGGTATCGTCAATTTGGTTGGCAAACCCGGATTTGATAAAATCATAGCAGTCTATGGAGCCGCGCAACCCAACGAGTTCGCTCTCGTGGGTATCGTTGCCATACAGTACCGCAATAGGCAGGCGGGTGTAGTTCTCGTCGCACACATCCACAACGCCCAGATCGTTCCGCAGCTCCTTGTGGATATATGCGCGTTTCTCGGCCATGGGCTGCGCGTCGTCGCTTCCCTCGGCGCTCCATTCGCTCACGCCGTCCAACTCGTAAAGCGTAGCCCGGAAAACAGTTTTTCGGCCAGTCTCACGGAACCAGTACCGAATACCGGCCATCAGCTCCGATGTTTTTTCATCCAGCAGCGGAGCAAATCCCGGATTTCCGGGAGTATCGGCGAACGAAAATACTTCCAGATGATCGAGATTCCAATAACCGTAGGAAACGCCCTGCGCCAGCGCCAATTTTGCCGCCGTTTGCAGCTTATTGTCGAAGTCCGCGCCCAGCTTTTCCTTTTCGTCCATGCTTACGCCATTAGCGCAAATATAGCCCACTTCCTGCGTCACCAGCCGCCGAAACATTAGCGTTTTAAGCCGATAGTCGCTGCTCCAAATATCAGGGGTTTTGTTCCCAGATAAGGTAAAAAGGAACTTCTGGAATTTCTCAATGGTGATATTGTGCTTATTATAGTACGCCATACCATCAGCGGCGTCTTTATACGCCTTGCTGCCCTGGTGTTCCCGCACGGCATCACGTATGAATTTCCCGGTAGTTCCCTTTGCAATGGCTTCTTCCAAATCTTGATAAATTTTCATGCATTTTCTCCAATAGCAGAAATCTCACAAAATCACAACAGCAACGCAGCAGCCGGTGAAATCTCGTTTTTCTTCTCCACCTTGTATTTCATGATGGTGCTGCAAAAGTACCTGATATCATCCATAGCGTGATCGTTATCTTTCACTACCGCGTCCTCCGTTTTCTTATCGTCCCACCGGTAAAGCCCGAACTCGCGAATGGCATCCGTGCAACACTGGTGAATTTTTATATTCCCATTCTTGAGATATACCGCCGTGCGCCGAATGCCATCAAGAACGGCATTGTCCGCCTGCTGGACGCGGAATCCACGGCGTTTCAGGGCGGTAATGAAAGAAGCCGCCGAGGGATCAATAACCGCCCTCTTGATTTCGTAGCCGCCCGTCAGGCTCTCCACAGCGTCGCAATATTCCTCGTCTGTGAGCTGCTTATAGTTGGCTCTTCCATCGTAGTAATACTCTTTGATTCTTACCGCCTTATTACCATTCACAGCCCATAATCCGCATGAAAACGGATTCAGGGTGCCGTAGTCGATGCTTATGTAATAATCCGCGAATTCCGGCACGTCATCCGTGATATTCGCTTCGGAAAAATCATATACAAGCCCCTCTGCCAGCGTCCATTTCCCCAGAATGTACCTATCATAGAACACCGTTCCGGCATATTCTTTTTTCAGATTTTCAACAAAAGCGGGGGGTAAAAATGGATTATCGTCTATTGTGTATTCTTGGCTGAAAATATCGGCATCACTATCAAGGAATCTCTTAAGCCAGTGGTTGGGATACTGTGGATTGTATGTGCCATCGAAGCAGGAATACTCCTTATCAAGCCGGCTTTTCAGGAGGGCAAAAACTTCCTCCGACCAGTCCGCGACCTCGTCGCCGTAGCAATACTTGATAGACGCGCCGCGAATCTTCGATACTTGAGACACTTTTTCCGCGCCAAGGCAATAACACTTCTCGCCAAAAATCCATGCTGTATTATCGCTGGAAATTGCCCCAACAAGTTTATCCCCGTACAGATTCCGCATAGGCTCTAGCACGTTTCGCTCTATTGTGGATTTTGTAACGCCCAAAATAACGGAAAGCCCATCTTTCCCGGCTCGTTCTCGAATCCGCATGGGAATAATCCATTTGAAATCAAGATATGTTTTCCCGCTTCGGGTCGCGCCGCCCTTGAAATTCCATCGGTGATTCCCATACCTTGCAAATTCAATCTGTTTCGGGCTTAATAGCATCTCTAAACTCCTTAATTAGCCCATCCAGCTTATTGAGACTATCATTGCCGCTTGCCGTGTTTCTTGTGGCCTTATCGACAATAATTCCGAAAGATGTTGCAATCTGGCTTAATGTTGCGGCTGAAATCTTTTCGGGGTCTGTGAGCGCTTTCAGATGCAAGGTGATTGCTTCTTGCATCGCCTTTTTTTGTGATTCCATGTACGCCATCATGTCGGCGGTATTCTCTTCTTTTTTTTCCTGCACTTTTTGGGCGATATCCGGTGAAGCGCTGACAATCCTTTTCACAGTCTGGTGAGTTACGCCATGCTTTTTTGCAACGGCGCTGTACGACTGCATTTCTATCCAGTCGGCGATTATTCTTTTTTTCTTCCGATCTGTAATCCTTGCAGCCATAGCACCACCTCTCATGCAAAATAATTGGCGCGAGGCCGATTCAAACGGCCTTCTGTTGGGGAGAGAGCGCCCAACTCGTTATCTACCGCGCCATGCAAAAAGAGGCTCAGGAACAACCCCAAGCCTCTTGCGCTTTTTCTTTTTTACCAGTATAGCACATTCAAACCGAAAAATCGTCTCATTTTTTTCTCATTTTTCAGCTTTCAGTCTGCCCATACAGGCATAGAGTGAAATGTCGTAGTGCTGAATCCCGGCGGCGGTAAACCTGAGCTTTTTCAACTCCAAGTTCTTCACACAGGGCGTCAACGTTGCCTCTAGCGGGGCTTATGTAGAATCTGCTCAGTATCTTCTTTTCATCGACGCTAAGCGATTCAAGCCCGGAATCCACAAGTGAAACCCATTTTCTCGCCTGTTCCAGCGAACGCGCCAGTTCCTCACGGTGAACGATATTCGATAGCATCATATCTTCCCGGCCGGAGCCACCGCCGCTTACCGGCGTACCGTCAGCCGTGGCGCTTCGGATACTCTGCATAGCGGATTCCAGCCGCGCCATTTCTTCGGGAATGCTTTTCAGGGACTGTTTCTTTGCACTGTACTCCTTTAGCTTTTCAATGGCCTCATGCTTCCAGTTCATTCCGTTCCTCCTTGTGTATTTTATTAAATCCCTGTATAGATATACACAATACACACAAAATATAAGATTATATTTAATATATACTATACAGGGATAAAGCTATAATATTAAATTCCGTCTCCTGTTTTTCGTTTTCGCCCTCCTTTCGGTGCAATCCTTCCCAGGCGGGCAAGGCCGCTTTTCCCCGTGGACGAATATGTAATTGCAGCACCGGCTGCCTTCATAATATCCGAAGAAATACCAACACCCAACGCAATGCTTCCTGCTATCCTTGTACTCCATGTTGCTCCCCTAGAGAACAGGAAATCTCACAGCCCCGTCGAGCATCCCGGTTTCTTGGCATATCATAAGCAACTTTGTCTGCGCCGTCATCCGAATTTCAGCCGGTGCCCGTTCCGTTGCCGTGTGCAAGACGGAAATACACTCAATCCCCTTTCCCTTGTCCACAGACAGCACATAGGACGTCGCAGATACCGCAGAAGCGAACCACTCCGGAACGTTGCCGTAGGCGTATTTTGCAAACATCCTCCGGAGAATCTTTTCCGGGTCAGATTCTTCCTGCTCGATGGTGGTTATCTCCCATTCCCCCGACTTGGCGACCTCTTTCACTGTTTCGGTCAATTTTTTTGCAAGCATCTCGCGTGCAGTCTTCATAAGTAACGCATCATCAAATTTGAAATTCTGTTCTGCCATTATTCATGTACCTCCAATTCCTTATTTTTCCTGTCTCTGTCATATTTCAGAGCTTTCAGAAGTTCTTCCCGATTCACCCGGATACCGATCTTTATAATCGCCTGTACTACGGCATCGCCGATAGCATCCTGGAAGTCGCTTAAATTCAAGCTGGCAGGTGGGGTGTAGCCGTTAAGTTCTTCCATTTTCATCCACCTTTCGCTCCCCATAACTGCAAAAAGCATTGCCGTCTACCTCGTTAGGGGACATGCCCTGCTCATATTGCCAATGATAGCAATACCCAATTGGCGTCCATCCTTTGTTTGTGGGGTACTTGCCTATTTCCTCAAATGCAATGCAGTCCCGGCACCTTACCACGGGGACGGCATTTTTCCCCCGCTCCAACGCCTCCATGCCCATCCGGCAGGCTTCGTTCACCTCGTCCAAGCCGTCATAATGCTCCCGGTGTTCCGGGTTCAGAATTTCAATCGCTCGGTCAATCGTCATCGCCCTTATCCTCCTTATCCTCCAAGAGGTGCTGAACAGCGAGCGTGTTCAAAACGTGTGTAAATTCCAAAATATCCCAACTGTTATGGGTAATTCGCCCCGCAACACTGCACATTGCGAACAGCATAGCGGTTAAATCCTCCGTGAAATCGCCGCCCAAATCCATCTTTGGGAGTGCCGGTAGCTCACAATCTTCCTCATCTTTGTAAACGTCCGTTAATGCAGCTCCAAAAATTGATGCTTTCATAAATAAATCCATAATTACTCCTCCAAATCCATTTTTGCGCCGCAATGGCAATATGGATTATTCTCTGGCTTGTTAAAGCAACCAAATGTCTCAATGCGGCCACACACGGAGCATTCGTATTCCCCACAAGCTGCCATTCTGCGAACAAGTCGCCATTTCCCATGCCGCACCGGCTCCACATCGGCGGCGGGGAGGCTCTTAACTAGGCGGATAGCATTATAAACGTCACAAACGTTGCAGACGCAAAGGGCGCTGCTGCTTCCAGCACACTCAGCACAGCCTACTGCCACCCGAATCTTCTCGATTGCCGCTTCCCGGCTGATGTAATCACTCATTTCAATTCCTCCAAAGTAATCTGCCCATCAATGGGCGTATTGTCGGCCTCTTTCCGCTTCCGTTCCGGGACGACTTCTCTCACAAGGGGGTTGCGGCTTATTGCCCGATTGAATGCCCCACAAGCCATCCATCGTCCCGCCCAGTCCGTCGCTTCACTATGGGTAATCCCGTATACTTTGCATTTGCAAAGCACTTTATCGTGATACTTGCCCTTTATGAAGTTGCTACACTCCCGGCACGTATGCCCATCCAAAACGCCAAAAAAACGGTGCATCAGAGCAAGTTTACGTAAGGCCATTACTGTTCCTCCACATAGCACCAACTCTGGGGCGGGCGTTTGATTGCATCCTCTTCGTACCGCAGCCCCGTGGGAAGCTCTGGCTTCCGGAATGCCATAAGCTCCAGCGGAACATCGTAGATTTTTAGGTTGGAAATGTGCCACCCGTACAGTGTTGCACCTTTTCCGTAGTCCCACAAAGCACCGTCCACAAGTTTGGTCTTCGCCACAAAGTCATCGTCCACATCGTAGATTCCATACGGTTCTGTTGCCGCCTTGATGGTTTCAACCCAATCACATACAAATTCCCCAACAACATACCCATTGAAAACGTCCCAGGTTCTATCTGCTTCTGCTCTGCCATACCCCAAAAGACGGGTAAACTCCGTAACCCAATCGCCCCGGAAAACATCACCCCACACAAGGAACGGTCTTGTGTTTGTGCAGTATATATAGCACTTGAAAGGCGTGTCCAAATATGGCTTTGTCTTGCGAACCTCGATTGTCTTTTCCTCGTTGGCAATCTTCTCCACCCACTCCGGGCGAATGCTGATAAGTACCGCTTTAGCCATTGTCAGCCCTCCTGTTCCATGCTTCCGCAGCTTGTTCTTCCGTGTCGTAAATATACACACGGCCCAAAATCCCGCCATCGCACTCATAGCTTGCAATCGGGCATTCCGGGTTTTCCTCGTGAGCGTGGTGAAGCATAAAGCCAAGCCCACTATAGGGATGTTCTCTATATGCCTCATCATGCAGATTTCCTTCGTCATCGCACAGAACAAGGCTAACTTTACCGCCGCAAAACGGGCAGGGCTTCAATTTGATTTCGTCCATTGTTATCTCCTTCCCGCCCGGGTTGCCCCGGGCTTGTGTTATCCCAACTGTTCATGCATCCTCCAGCTTCATAAAGCATCCCCAAAAGGTCTGTGATTTTTTCCCGCTGTGATGCCCAAACAACGGTTTTTCCCCGATCGCTTTCCACACATCGTTCGCCGGGATCTGCGCCTCGGACCATTTGAATACCAGCACGCCATCTGGTTTTAGAACCCGCATACATTCCCGGAATCCATCGTGCAACATTTTGGGCCAGTTTTCATCTAGTTTCCCGTACTTTTTGCACATCCATGATTTATCACCAATATTTACAAGATGTGGAGGATCGAAAACCACAAGAGCGAATTGGTTATCATCGAACGGCAAATTTGTAAAATCACATATTACATCCGGATTCACAAAACATGTGCGTTCGGATTCACCGCGGTTAAACCAATTCGCCCCACTGTTCCGCCATTGCGGCGGCGATGCCGGGGGAGAATTTGCTCCTGGCCTTGCTTGCGCCGCCCTTTCTGCTCACTCCGGCCTTGTCCCGGTTTCCCTTGTTGCGGCTCGTTCCGCAGGAAACAAGAGGCTTATACTCCGTGAGAACATTAGTTGGAACTAGCGGATTTAAGCCAAACTCCCACAGCAATGTTTTCTTGCTGAACGGGTCGCCGTATTCAAACGGCTGCACAACCTGGGTGTGTTCCGGCATCTCAAACACCTTGCTTGGCACAGGGTTTTCAATGCAGATTTTTCCAACACCAAAGTAGCCGTAAAGGTAGAACACCATGAAAAACAGTTTTGCTTGCAGTCCCTTTGCAAACCGTTCCAAATTAAGAACTCCTTTCTTTGGGTACAGTCGGCAAGCCCCGGCGTTGGAAATAAACGTGCATGGAGGGTGTACAATAACTAAATCCCATCCAAAGCGGGGAATGACATGTACCTGTCCGTCCATGGTGGTCACTTGCCCCCCCTCTAAGGCTTTTAGCGCATCCCCTAAGATGTGCCATTCCGGGTGCCCCCCGCTGGGTTCCTGGATGTCGCAGGAGTAGGCTTCATGCCCACGCTCCCGGAACGCCTTGCAAACAGTTTGCGATTCCTCGCAGGCTATCAGGACTTTCATTTTTCCCCCTTGCTTTCTGCCGGGGCTTTGAGCCATGCCAACCTGCATTCCTCGCATCCCGGCATATTCTCGCAGATATCTTTACGACCCTCGCAAATAAACGTTCCGGTGCTGAGTAACTTTGCCAGCTCCTCGTCCGTCATGTTCCGGATGCGGTCGGCGTTGGTCATCGGCTCATACCTATCTTTCAAGCCTTCATCGTGAATGCAGCCGTCACAAGCCGCCCATCCACCCGGGGCAATTCGGTACTTGCAGCTGGTGCATAGCTCATTTTTCATTTCCCATTTCCTTTCTGTTTTCCTTTATTCCCCCACCGGCTTGAAACAGCCGTACATTTTCGCTTTGCTCACTGAAAATCCTCCATACTTGTCTGCCCCGGTAGCACATCGTACTCCATCCACCAGCGGAACACATCTTCTGCGGTAGTCCAATCTTCGGTAGCCCAAGCCGGTTCCTTGTTCCGCCGTCTGCGTTCCTCCAGCATCCTATCGAACGCACGCAGATAGAGATTTTTGTACTTCGGCCACCGGGTGAACTCGGTTTCCCGGCCTTTTCTGCCAGCCAGGGGGCATCCGATACACCCAACCCGGCATTGCCCCTCGGCGTATAGCGGGTTCATCGGGACTTTCGCATCTTCTAAGAAGCCGTACACATCCTTGTCTGTCCAGTCGATAATCGGGTTTACAACTCGTTTTGCTTTCAGGCGGCAGTTTTCAAAAAGCATTCGCTTTTCGTCATTGTCGTTGGCAAGAATGATATTTTTATCCTTGGTTGCGCCCAGTTTTTCGTAGATTCCACGGTTGTTTTTTCTGGATGCAGATTCAGCCCAGCGAACGCCGGTACAGATAAACCGTCCTGCCCCACCTCTTTCTTTCAGAACGGCGCAGCAGTACCGAACCAGCCGTGTTGGCGGCATAAGCTTTTGAGGGATTAAACTCCACATAGACACACGCTGGCCTTTGTAAGTCGGCATGTTTACGGTGCATTTGTAGCCCTTTTCCTCCAACCGTTTGAACTCACTTCTGACAAACCGCACCGTTTCTGGGGCATCAGCCGTGGTGTGGTTGTGCTGGAACTCGCAGGGGATGCCGGAGCGAACCGCAAGCTCGGTGATAACCCCGGAGTCTTTGCCGCCTGAAATGCAGATCACCAAAGGCTGCTGGTAGGCCGCCAAAGACATTTCAGAGGCGGCTTTCAGACGCTCGATTGCCATCTGCTCCAAGTCATTCATGCTCAAAAACAATCCCCTCTCTCACCAAATCCGGGTGTTCGTACCGGAAAAATTGGCGTTGTTTTTTGTGGCTTTTCCATAGTTTCATGATGTTTTTATTCCAGTTATCGATGAAATACGTTTCCCATGCCTTGCAGCCGTCCCCGTTGGTGGGGCAATCGTCCCGCGTGCAGTTTCTGCAAAAGGGGCTTTCCGAATCGATGTACTGGCCGGGTTTTTCGTCCATCATACCCACCCCTCACAGTCTGCGTGTGTTCCGCACACGGTAATTTTTCCCCCGGTCTTTGCCGATGGAGTAGGCTTTTGCCCGCTCGTAAATCCTGCCTCCGATCGCTTCGTCAATATCCAGCAGTTCATCCTCCGTCAACTCCGTGGACAGAATGGTCAGCAGTTCCGGGTTGTTGTATCGGTAGTTCAAGATTTCAAACGCATAGTTGATATCTGCCGCTGTGGGGCGCTGGGTGGCGTTCTCTGCCGTTTTCCCGGTCTTGAAAAGGTCATCTATGTACAGCACCTTTGCGGTCTTGTACTTGTCCAGAATCCTCCGCAGCTCAACCGTTTCGCCGTCAAATTCGGACATTCTGGCAGCCTGTTTGATCTTTCCAATTTCATCCCGCCAGAGCATATACACCACTTCCCGGCCTTCCAGCAGCAGCTCACGGCAAATGGCAGTGCATAAGTGGGTCTTTCCGCAGCCGGATTGACCGCACAGGGCGAACCACCCGGAAGGATTCTTGGCGTAGTCCATGGCGGCGGCTTTGAGGGTTTCTTGCCACGGCTCCGGGGTCTGGAACTTGTCGAAGGTGTAATCCCGGATGATGTTTTTCAGGCCGCTCCGCTGCATCCGTAGGATGGAGCGCCGGGTATCTGCACACTTGCAATCTGCCACGGAATGGGAAAAAGTGCCGTCCGGGTTCTCCACCAACCGGGCAACATAGCCTTTGTTTTTGCAAATAGGGCAGTTGTAGCCGTCCTCTTTGTCCCGGTCGCCAATAGCGCCGTTCAGGGCATCCACCCGGAGTTGGGCATACTGCCGGGGGTCAAAGTCACAGGTAGTGACCAACCCTTTCGCTTTGAGCATTTCCATCAAGCTTTCCATTGGCGGGTCCTCCTTTCATCAGTCTGTCCCAGATAATCCCTGCCCAGTTTGCTGCCATACACTGCTCCATCAGGTCAATGACTGCTTGTTCTCCGTACTTTGCAGCGTTTTTTTGGATTTGGGTCAGCAGTGATTTCAAGCCCTGTTCCTTGTAGCTCTCCCGCCGTTCGGACTTGTATTTCAGCCAAGCGGTGGTTTTCGCCATCAGCGATTCGGAGAAAGAATAACTTGCGATGATTTGCGAAAAGGGGTTAGGGGGATAACATTCGTTCTCTTTCTCTCTCTCTTTCTCCTTCTCTTTCTCGCTTTCGCCTTCTTCTTGCTTGCAGTTTGCTTCTTGTTTGCTTCCGTTTTGCTTACCGTTTGCTTTCTTACTTCCACCGTCTTTCCCGCTCTTTGCTTTCCTTCTGCTGGAATCCAGATTCGGCTTTATGAGCAGAAACGCGATTTGCGCGGCATCGGACATTTTGGAAAAGTCCGGGTCTTCTTCCCGCAGGGCATAGGCGCAAATAGCGTCGTAAGCGTCGGCGCGGTCTGCCTTTTTCTTGATTCTGGAAACCGCATCGAAGAAGCTTGCGTAAAATGTAAATTGGGTTCTTTCATCCATGGGTCAATCCTCGCGTTCCGTTTTTACGATGGAATATCTGGAAAAGGATACCGACTCGTCGTACCGGTTTTTGCCGGTCACCCGCTCGGAGCGGATGGGGATTCCTTGCGCTTTCAAATCCCAGATCCTTGCACCCAGACGGTAACAGCCGTACTCGGTAACCGCCTCGGCCTGGGTGATACTTCCATAGTCTTGCAAATGCCGCAGGATACGCTCACACTGTGTCACGGGGTGCCTCCTTTCCGGTGAGGCGAACCGCCACGCATGGGCGGGTGCCGTACCGCTTGCAGACTGTGGCATCTGTGATAGCGGCATCATCCTTGTAGGCGATACCGTTCAGAGCGTCACACACAATCTTGCCTATGTTGTCCCAGTCGGGTTTCACCATGGGAAGAATCCGATTGTCAATCGCTTCGGCCTGCTTGCGCTTGCTCCACGAATGGGGAACGGGGTAGATTGCCGCAATGTCAACCCGGATAGTGCCGGTGAACTTTGCCCCGTGGGCTTCGCACTGGTATGCCCATGCCACCAGCTTTTCATAGTCCTTCGTTTTCTTTGGGGTGTATGTCGCACTGTTCTGGGTGAAGCGGGGGCGCTCCTTCCCCTGCGGAACGCCGGGAATCGTAAATTCAATCGTCACGTTTTCGCTCCTTCCTTTGGAGTTGGCGGTTTCACCTCCCACCGCCAAGGGAAAATGCAAACTATACTGTAAATCTTTTTAGGGAAAGATTGATTTTTCCGGCCTAGAACGGCAATTGTTCGTCCTCTCCATCCAGCTCCGCGAAGTTCGCCGCAGGGGCGGGAGCCTGATACGCCGGTGTGCTGTATCCGTTGTCAGCCCCAGAGCTGGCCTGAGTGCCGCTTTCCTTGCTGCCGCAGAAATAGATGTTGTTTACAAGAATCTCCGCCTGACGGCGCTTCTGGCCGTTCTTGTCCGTCCAGTCCCGCAACTGTAATCTGCCGGTCGCTACGGCCATCTGGCCTTTATGGAAGTACTTCTCCACCATTTCGGCGGTGCCGCCCCATGCGACACATTCAATAAAGTCAACTTCCTTCTCGCCGGTCTGCTGATTCTTGAAATCCCGGTCACAGGCCAGCGTGAAGCTAGTCACAGCCTTTCCGGAAGCAGTGCGGCGAAGCTCCGGGTCTCGGACGATTCTTCCCTGCACGCTGATTTGGTTAAGCATTTGCGGCCTCCTGAGAAATCACCTCGCCGGTGTCCTGGTCAACGTCGATGTACTCAGTCATGTCCGGGATATCTGTCATGTCGGAGGAAATATCCGTCTTTGTGGTGCCGTCCTGAGCCATACCGCGCACAAAGTCGGATTTCAGCGGGGCGTATTTCAGCACCTTTTTCAGAACGGTTTTCTTTGCCATCTCGTCAAAATTGGTCTGCCATGGGCCATTCCCGAAGCTCTTAGAGAACTTTCTCGCGTGCTCGGTAACTTCCTCGATGCTCATAACCTGAAATCCGTAGCCTCCGTCCTTGGTCTTGAACATGGCGTAGTAGGCAATGGGCTTGCCGCGGTTGCTCTTGGCGGGGACGTGCCGCAGCTTCGGGTCAAGGCCAAGGGCATACTCAAACTCGTCGTTTTCGTATACGGCGTGCGCCTGAATGATGGAAACCTCACCGGAACGGTAGGCCAGATCAATAAGCCCCTTATAGCCAAGCTGGAATTGGCACTCCATCTGGCCGTGATTGCGGAAGGGAATCAGGTAAGCCTGCCCAAGAGGAGTATTCGGCTCCAAGCCCAACTGGGCGGCGGTCATCATAGCGCCAAGGAAAGACTGAGGGGTGCATTCCTTGAGCTTCGGGTTGGCGCTCAGTGCAGACAGGGTAATGCGGCTGAACCGCTCCGGGGTCATCACGCTGGGCAGTGCCGCCTGAATGGCGGGCTTCATAACCTCAATGTAGTCCTGAATGCTGCTGGGTTTCTTGCTTTTTGCTACCGCCTGTGTGGAAGCGGCGGCGTTCTGAATCATGTTTGCCATTTTTTATTCTTCCTCCTCGATAACTTTCATTTCTTTCTGCTTGTAGCACATATGCGCCGCGTAGCTGATGGACTGCATGAGGTCAAGCTCCCGCGCCCCGCGGACGCTGCTCCATGCGTGAATGATTTCTTCCCCGTTGAAAAGAACCGCGAACCGTACCTTTTTGGGGTAGACGTCCAGTTTTACGGAGTATCCGATGGTTTCACAGCCCGAAACGGCTTCCGCCTCCACTTTTTGAGGGGGGGTAGCTGCCTGCTTTTTCAGCAGGTCACCTTCCGGTACACCGAGGAGCACACACAGCCTGCGGAACGCATATTCCGGAATCTGCCCTTTATTGACTGCGTAGCTGAGATAGCTGGGGCAGCGCCCGATTTCCTCGGAGAGAACTGCCAACGTCTTTCCGGAATCATACACGGCTTCTCTTGTGGCGGAAGTGTCGATTTCTACCATATTTGTTTTTCCCATTATTGTTCATCCTTTTTGAACCGGAAAGTTCTGCTTTCCGAAGATTTGAAATAGTCCTGTGGGATTTCTCCGTGGTCTTTCTCCCACTTCTTTCTATCGAACGTGGAGCGTTTCTGCGTCTTCCATGTGACGCTGTAACTCCCGTATCCGCCCCGCTCGGCGGTTCCCATGGTCTCCATGATACGTGCCTGAGCGGCGGCTTTCTTTTCTTCCAGCGCCTTGATCTGCTGGCTGCATTCGTCCATGATCGCCAGGTCGACGGCGCAGCCGGTCAAATCCATTTCGGTGTCCGGATCGCTGGCTGGGAACTCTGCGTTCAGGG